CTGTTTAGTAGTTAATACTAAACAGGCCTAATTGTTAAGATGACTTTCAATAGGTGTCGGCATTCCGACAACGTTGATAGAGAACTTATCTTTACTGCGGTTGAATAATAAAACAACTCACAATAAACACATAAAAAATATATAAATCTGGTCACGGTTAGGGATTTTCTTCCTAACAACCTTAATTTCGATCCTCAACTATGTAAACTTAAACATTATGGTTTAGTTTAAGCCTATGTTAATCATAGTTGACCTTTCGGGAATTTATATATTTTCACGCACATGTACATCCACACTACACTCAATCAGTGTAGACTTCCATGAATAGTAATCTCTACCAAGAGGTTGCCCTGTTGCATAACTTAGATAGTTATATGGTCATAAGGATAAGAATATCACGTGTTATAGCCGTTCCTCTCTAATCAGTCTGTAAGTTTATTTCATCACTTACATTTACCGCCAGAGGCTCCAACTATAACACCATTATCTCTCCTGTCCTGTATACATGGACTATGTAAAAGTATTAAAACTTTTTACAGTTAGGTTACTTAGAGATCACTAAGTTTAGGTTTAACAAAACCATCGAGTTTAACTCGATTCAACTTAGCCGCTTGAGCGCTTACCATACTTATCTGTTCTAGATAAGAACTCTAATTTCTTAGAGCATTGGCCTACTACTCGGCTGACACCAACCATCCCTGGTTGATGTTTTTTCTCGCCTTCGTCCCCGTCCCTTACATAGGGATGTATACAGTAATATGATCTATTGACTAAATGTCATACAACAGACCTATTCGGGTAAGAGTTATTTTAAACAACTTTATTTAAATATATTCTTATTTGCACTTACTGGATATACAAACAGGTTATATACTATCAAAGGATAATATAATCTTAAGTCCCTGTTCACTCAGTGCTATAAGAATGACTTAATAGTTTGAGTAATAAACTTTACAAACTATTTAAGTCTTGTACCTAGATTTGAGGACTTCCATAATCTTATGAATCGAGACACCGATGACTTAGTTACTTGAACTATTCTTCTCTGATCCCTTTCAACGAAAGGAAGAAGAGACAAGTCATTTTCAATAGAAACTAACTTGCTTAGAATAGTCTCAAAGAGATCGATTTTCGATAAAGAATCAACCTCATTGATTAAAGCAACTAATTCACGAACTTTAAGAAGTGTATCCATATATTGGTTTCTGTAAACAAATTCATTTATCAGAACAACATATGAATACAGCTCATTAGAAATTGGCATGTTTCTCAGATCTAAATTGTGATCTTTCGAATATGGACGCAATAGCTTACATACTCTAGGATCTTGATCAAAAGAAATAATACCATAATGAGCCCTTGTTCTATCAACCGTGATTAAATATCGTAACAACGACATAGAATCATCAAGTTTACTGATTTGTTTCCTTATCAGGGAAACATAAGAATCAGTAAGACCTTGAAATACAGATTCCTTAACTGGAACTTTCTGTACTAAAGATCTTATAGACAAGAAATCTTTAAAGGCTTCAGGTGTTCAATCCGTAGGAAAAAGCGATGATAGAATTATAGCTCTCATACGACCGGATAACTTTCTCAATGGATTTGTAATCTTAGATAAAGACCGATAACCAAATTGGTTAAAGGCTAAAATCTGAGGTAAGCTGACTTTGTATTTACGCATCAATTCAATTGAGGCGGAGATACTAATTGTCCCTGCATATACTTCTTTGAGAGGTATAGCGGAACAATCCTTCTTATTAAAGAAGTATCGCTTTGCAAATTCGAGAGAGTTACCGGAAGGTGAAATTAAGGATTTATGAATTCCCACTTTCACACCAATTCAACTCATAATTACCAAATATTTATGAGCGATTGGCCCGTCGGCTATAACCACATCATCACCAAGGATTGCATAATCCTCAAATCATCTCGTCTTTCCAGACACCAGGAACGCTGCGAACTGCACAATAAAATGATGTGTGACAGCTAGCATCGCTCATGATGTCAACGCTCCCATAGGTTGCCCGGCTCCATAGTACAACTGGTTCCGCTTCTTTTGTTTATCTTTCATCGAAAGAAACTCAGAAGCAGACTTAGGAAGACTATAAGGCCGGCCGATTAGCATTATTGATCATAATCTGGCAAAATTTGCCCCTACTAAAGGACTTAACACGATCATCTGAAGGACTATAGGAAGTCTATCAGTGGCCGCGCTCAAATCTAAGGAATAAAGAGATTTATTCTTTAGAAGAAGAGCCTTTAAAGGTTTGATTTGATCAAATGTTCCATCTTGAGGAATTTTCCCAAGAATGGAAAATAATCGTTTGTGCAATGGGTCCATAACCCATTGAGTCACACAATCTACGAGAGCGAACACTCTTACTTTTCCTGCAGGTTCGGGTTTTAAACCGAGTCCTCCAAGTGATTTACACTTATCAGTAAACTCTTTAGGTCAAGAGGAAATCCTTACACCTGTTTCAATGAAACGGATAAAAGATATATTTCCAGTTGACTTCAAGTAGTCATAAAGATAAGGTAAATTACTTGAGGACTTCCATAAGAATATTGCACTCAATACACCCATGTATGAACTGGAAATCATTCCAGCAAAACTGGGCGAAGAGGTAGCAATACCAAATGGCCGTACCTGCAGTTCCTTTAATGCCTTCAGCTTGTCTCTTAATGCAAGCCGTAACCACCTATCATTTGTCTGCTCTAACAAGAGTTTTCAAAAGGTAAGTGCGAACACCGAGATCTGATAAAACAGATCTTGGCGGAAGGAAGAAGGATCTACAATAGTAGATAAATTCAAGAGTCCGGGAAAAGAGAGAACTCGGTACAAATTAAATAAAGTTGTCCACAGTTTAATATAATAAGTGTTACCAGCTCTAATATGAACTCGATGCAGAATTGGAATAATTTGTGGTAGTTTAGATCCTCTCTTACGAGCGAATCTACACCCCAAATTTGTTATATCCTTTCCTGCAGTTCCTGCTAGAGCCTGCATAAGATTAACGTTTTGAGCTTTCAAGTATATAACAAGAAATTTCAAACCGCTTCTTTTTTGCAGTTGGTAGCACTTACCAAGAAAAACTATGGTTACTCTTACTGTTCCGTTCGAAAGTCGTCCCTCCATTAGTCTAAAGGCTTTAATAAACCAGTTTACTAATGGTCGACCCGCTTTTACACGGATCATGGCACTAAAGAAAGTACCTAAATCTTTTGTCGCAGAATTAAATATATATTTTATATTATTTTTTGTAGCCTTAGATTTAAATATTTTTCCTTAGACTTCAGTTTTCTCATATAGAGAGCTGCAGCCACCCTTCACAGGGAAGTTGGATACTTTCGGTTTCATAACAATAATTGTTTGAAGACGCGAAAAGCCCCCTCTTATAACTTATTTATATAGGATTAAAAAGTTTTTGCTTTTCTCTCACTATATAACTTTATATTATAAGAATTTCGATTTATATTTATCAATATATTTCTAGCTTTCCTGTCAACATAAACTTTGTTTATGGCCGATTGATGTGCACGTGTTTAACCACTTCTTAACATCCTTTCCTTCTACGGAAGTATAGGGTGCTAGCCTAACTACTTACGCATGCTCTGCGAAAGCCGAAGCTACTCAGCGTATCAAGGTTAGTTAAATCGTTACACAACAGTGAATGCCCTCCGGGGCTCACAATACATACTCGATTAAGAGTAACGCTTACTGTGAGGATCTAAAGGTCTTTATAGAATAAGC